TTGCACATCAAGAACCGCCCATCACAGAATTCATCCTGAATATCGGAGTGGCCTGCAACTATGTGTGGCTATCTTGGTTCAGTTCAATTTCCGAGCCGGTTAAACCTGTAGCTAAACCATCAGCCCCTAAGACCAATGGAAAGCCCAAGCGAAATGTTCGACGATCTTAAGGAGATAGGGTCCGTTTTGGGCGTGAATGTCGCCGCAATTGCCTTGTCTTTGTCGCAGATTGAACAGACGGTGCGCATCGTTGGTGGCGTTGTCGCAATCATCTACACCTTGGCCAAGATTTATAAACTACTTTGCAAATGATCGACGAACGCTCTGCTAAACATTTAGACACGCTACTTCCTGAAGTGCGGGACGCTTTTGCTGACTTTTTAATCGAAGCCAAGGAGTTGGTCGCCAAAGAAGGGCTAGACTACAAGATCATCTGTGGCACTCGCAGTTGGGAGCAGCAAGAGGCGCTGTACGCCAAGGGGCGCACTGCTCCAGGGCCAAAGGTCACAAACGCCAAACCGGGATCATCCATGCATAACTTTGGACTAGCCATCGACTGTGGCGTCTTTAAGGGCAAGGTTTACATGGATGACGGCACGCCGGCCGACAAGAAGATTGCCGATATGATGCACAAGCAAGCCTCGACCTTGTGCGCTAAACACAAGTTACGCTGGGGTGGTAACTTTAAATCCATTTACGATGCGCCTCATTTTGAATACAATACTTGCTATTCTCTTGCTGATCTGTGTGCTCGCAGGGAAAGGGGACAATCCTTAATCGCTTAATCTTATGCCTAAGTCAATGAATGCAATGCTCGCCATCCTTGGTGGGCCTATGGGCGGCAAGAGCCGGTCCTGTCCTGAATGCGACTCTCCAATGGAATCCGACGGCACCTGCTCAGAGTGCGGCTACGGAGAAGACGAGGAGGGCTATGAGGACGAAGGTGAAGACGATGATGGCCACATGGATCGCATGATCGAGATCCGTGATGATCTTCAGCGTGTTGTAGACAAACTCAGCAAGCTTATCTCTTAATGCCACAAGAGCAAATAACGGACGGTGACGACATGTTTGTTGGGTTTGCCAGTCGATTAGACCCTGGCAATCTCAAGCCAACGATGCTGCAATCGTCGTTTAACATGCGCCTACAAAGGGGCATTGCTCAGCCGCGCAAGGGCACCAAGAGGCTGTCAAACAGTTTGCTCAACAACTTTTCTATGGTTGGGTCTGGAATTTACCTAGACTCACAAAGCAGGGACAACATCGTGCAGGTTTTTACAAACCGCATGTATTTATTTACGCCTCCGCAAGGTTCCAGCGGCTCAATTCTTTCTGATGCTATTACATTCCCAGCCAACCGAATAATTGCTGTTGGCGGAGTATGCGATGTCGTTCAAGCCTTAAATAAAATCTATATCTTTCGTGGAAAGTACGATGAGACGATTTTTACGGCAACTGAAAGTAATCCTGCGATTGCAAACGGAAATCCTGGGACCATCACAATTACAACTGTAGGGAATCACGGATACACCAGTGGCGACGAAGTTACCGTGCGATACAATGTTGGAAACGATCCAAGGTACAACATCGTTGATAATTATGTAATCACAGTCACTGGCAATACCACTTTTACCTTTCAGTGGCAGAACACGACTGGAACGGCATTAGCAGCCTACTCCAGCAACTCGGGCTGGACGACTCAACGAGGCAAGCCGCCTCTAATTTGGACGGAAGGTTCTACAAGCTTAGTGGCAGCTCGCCAAAACAACATAGTTAGTGGAGCCACTGTAACTGGCATTACACGATCTTTTCCATGCGCAGACTTTGGAGTCTACTTCCAAAATCGCATGATTATGAAAACTGACCGCTATATTGTAGCGGCTAGTGACATCCTAAGCGAACAGACAGACTTAACGCTGAACAGCTTTATCATTAACGACGGCAGCAATGACACGATTGTTGGCGTTCTACCGTGGGTGAGTAGCCAGTTTTTGGTCTTTATGGCCAAGAGCGTTTATGTGGTCTTTATTGATCCACTTTATGACCCATTGATTCCGGGATCGGTAGATCAAAGTCAGACAACAGTGGTGACTACAGAAATCGGATGTGTATCCCGAAGGTCTATCGTGTCTGCCGGACAGTTTGTCTTTTTCTTGTCTGCCAATGGAGTGCAGATGCTGACTCCTCAGTTGGATCTAAAGCTGCTCGGCAACACGGTTCCACTGTCTGAGCCTATCGCAGATTTCTTTGAGAACGTAAACTATACCTACGTCTCAAACGCAGTGTCTGCTTTTTATGGAAACAGGTTCTACATGGCAGTTCCTTGGAATGTTCCAGGGAAAGCCAATATTGCATGCCCTGCGTTTACCGTTGGCCAAACACAAACTGTCACAACTACAATAACCTCAGGCATCGTGCTTCAAGCCGGGAAGACGTATTCGTTTGAGATAATAAAGCCAGAGTCGCTGACGGATTCCGCGTACGACTTTTTGTTTGGATTAAAGACAGTTACGGCAACAGGGTTAAACACGTTTACTTATTCGGCGACTGCTGTAACAGCCGTTTCAAGTCGGACTATTGAGTCCATTAATGTGTTTAGAGTTTTTTCGCGCAACAATAGAATGATTGTCTATAACACGCTTAACCAAGCGTGGGAGTCTGTAGATCACTTTCAAGATGAGTTTTTCTTGGACAACCTTCTTTCGTGTGCTTACGTCAATCAACGCAGGTTGATGATTTTGATCAACTTTAATGGAGTTACTGAGTACGGCGGCGTATTTTTGGCAGAAGAGCAACCTTACGGAGATGAGTTTACATCTGCCACAGGTGGCTCGCCAACTTTGCCATTTAACTTAATTCCGCAAAGCAATGAAATTACCGAGTCTACAATTATTGGTGCTATTCAAAGCTTTTCTCGAATTGATGCTTCCATCAAAACACGAGAGTACACAATGGGTTCATTAGGCGAAAAGCGGTATAATCGCGCAGAGTATCAATTTAATAATGTTCAGAATGACTCTGTAAGTATTGAAGTCACAACCCATGACCCAGACGCTTTAGAGACTGTGATTGACTACACCTTTTCTGGCACATCGGACGGCACATTACGGCCTAGAGTTGCAGCAAGGGGCAGCAGCGCAGATACTACAATTATCTTTGTTGGTGGAAGACCAGCATTGAAAAGTGTTGCAATGCACGCTATGGTCGCAAGCAGACCGATGATTTCGCAGGAGTAAATATATGGCTCAAATTCAAAGCAATATTGTCTTTAACAACTTTCCGGGCACTAACTCGCAAGTTACAGCGGATCTGTTGAATAACCATGTAAACCAAGCGAGGCTGCTTTCGGGCGCAATAAGTGATCAGACGTCGTCAGTTCCTGTTTCTACGGATTCAATCCTAATCCAGCGCACAACTCAACTATATAGGTCAACCATACAGCAGCTTATAGACCTGCTTTCTTCTACGTTTTTTCGGATTTCTGGCGGGACAATGACAGGAGCATTGGTGTTAAATGCAAATCCGTCTGTTGCGCTTGGAGCTGCTACCAAGCAATATGTAGACTCAACAATTTCCGCATCGGGTGTCCCATCTGGATGTATTGCAATGTGGGCAAGCGGATTTCCAGTTCCAGCAGGATGGATTGAATTAGACGGAAGATCTGCGCTTCCATATCCAGCTCTGAATGTACTTTTTGGAGGCAACATTCCTGACTTTCGAGGCGTGTTTGTTCGCGGATGGGTTCATGGGAGGGCTGGAAGCGATCCAGATCCAAGCCGCGCATTATTAAGCGTGCAGGGTCAAAGCATTCAATCGCATACACATTCGTATCAAGAGCCATATTTTACAACGGTATTAGGGGCTGGAAATCCGGGTGGTAATACGCTTGTGCAAAGTGGGACTACCGGCGCAACTGGAGGCACAGAGACACGGCCAACTAATACAGCGGTAATGTATATTATCAAAACCTAATGACCGTACAGGACTGGGAGCAACTTGTAGACACGCTATATGAACAATGCCTTCGCAACCTCAAGCTTCTTGGACCAGTGTCCAGAGATGACGTTGATGGCTATCTTAGCTTCTACGGCGTGCATGATAGCATTTACGTTGCTCGGCGTGACGGCAATATCACAGGTATCGCAACCACGCATCCCGGCGTTAGCGACTTCAACTGGAAGTGGCGCAAGCCCAATGGCACATGGACGATCCACATGGCTTGGTCTAGTGAGCCAAGTGCAGTCCCTGAAATGTTTCGTCAGTTTCTTGAACGTAAACTGGTTACTCAAGTGTGGGCATGGAGACAAGATCATGCCATCGAGATCACTCCTAGAAAATTAGAAAGATTGCTTTATGGGCGGAAGTAAAACTCAAGTTGTATCAGCACCGGCAGCTCCTAATTACCAGGAGTCGATGCGGTCTATCCTGCAAGCACAGGTGGAAATGGCTCCGCAGGTGTATGCCAGCGAGGCGCAATACCAGCCTAAGTATCAAGCCCTACAGGATCAAATTGCTAGACAGGCCGCTCAAAGCCAGATTGGCATGTATCGGGAGCTTCAGCCTGCATACTCGCAGCTAGAAGAAGATTACATGAAGAGCCAGCAGGCTGCGCAGTTGCGTGGCTTGCAGGAGCGTGCACCGGGGTATGTTCAAGCATTCCAGCAGGCCCAAGGTGTTGCAGATATTAACAACGCTCTTCAACAGTATGCGCAGCAAAAGCTAACAGCCTTGCGGGATAACGGGACTGACTTGTCGCCAGAAGAGCAGCGAATGGT